TGAAGAACTAAGAGGATATGACGTATTATTAAAAGCATTAAACCACGCAAGGTTTGTCAGCTTTGTGTTACCCTTAGAGTTCTCTACGGCACCGTTCTCAGACTCCTCCGTGGAGCTTAGTCTTACATTTAAAGCGTCTATATACTCTCCGTTAGGAATAAGACGCTCGTCATCAGACTTATTCATCCTACCCCTTATGAAGTTTCTTGAGATATTTGCCATACTACTTAATCCATTTGTTTTGACCCCTCATATTCATCAGTAACCTACCAGGATGAATATTACTTAATCTTATCTTAGCATTCCTTAAGAGTGCTTGCTTGCGCTTACGTGCCCTGCCCACAACATACTCCTGAACACCTAGCTTAGAGTTTAATATAGCGTACTCTATGTATGCGTATATGTAGTCCTCAAACATCTTGTTTAAATTAATCTTAGTGTCTTCACCACCCTCCATGCCATCAGATACGTACTCAAGAACACATGACCTGTTTGACATTCCTGAGCTGAAGTTTATAACACCAGCCTGTTTATTTATAACAAATGTAGGATTGATGTTAGCAGTCTCTGTATTTAACCCGAACCTAGCACCTATAGAGTAATCAAAGTACCAGTTACCATCACAGCAATAGCCCTCAAGGCCATTAAAAGAACTGTTCTGATTTAAGTATATACTCCTCTTACTACCCCTTATTCTATCTAAATCAAGGTTAGAGTTACCAGGCTCTAACGCATTTCCAGCGTGATCAAATAGTATATCATTATTATTATCCTGAAGGTATGCACTGCTCCAGTTTGTTTGAATGTTTTCAGTGAGTGGTCTAAGAACACCGTTCTCATAAACAGATACCCTTACCCAGTTAACGTAGTCAGAAGGCAACACAAACCTAAGGTTATCATCCACGTTAAGCTGAAGTATTTTTATCTCCTTGAAGGCATCATAGTTTAATTCTTGAATACCTCTCTTAGCATGAAATAATACCTTGAATCTCTCCTCGTTGTTTACTAAGCTGTGATTTCCGGCATACATCAACATAAAGTTATTCACCACATCAGCAAGAGAAACGTATTGATACGACCCCCAGTTCTCATCTTTAGGAGAAGCTCCATCGTTCTCGTAATATTTATATTGTGTTATATAGGCCATGTCTTATTATTTTTGATCTGCATCGTCTTTATTTTCTGCTCCCTGAGCAAACTGAACCGCAGCTATTTCTCTTATAGACATACCCGCATACTGAAGTATCTTCATTATCAAGTCCGGTTCATCATCTAAAGGCAACTCAAAGTCTTGATAATCAGAAGCAGTTGAATCAAACGCAGGCTCGCCACCCGTTAGAGACAAGTACGTCCACTTAGGGTCTTCAGGGTACCTAATGTACTGACACTTAACATCTTCATATTCATCTATAGTATCAGGGTAAGCCGTTAATGTAGATTCCTCTATTGTGAATGCAGGGAATGTTGTGCTAGGGGCTGTATATAATGAGTTAAGAAGCATAGTAATCTTACTGTGACTAACCTGCTCCATCTCCTTAAGTGATGTTCCGTCAACAAACAAAACCTTATTTATAAGGTAGTAATCGCTATCAGTAGTCAATTCGGTAGGAACTGAAAATGTATTAGTAGCTATATGAGCAAGGTTAGCCGTAACTGAGAAGCTATCTATTACCTCACTATACCCCTTTGTTATATCTGCGTATCCCGTGCCTGATTGCCGAGCGTTCTCTTTATTTATCTGATAGTTGTACTGATAAAAATAATCTTCGAAAATATCTAACTGTGCCTGCTTCGCAAACAGATTAAAATCACTAGGTGATATGTATCCGTAATTGTTTTTATTCAATACAGACAATACCGTATTCCTTACTGAGTTTATCATCTGTAAAACTTTAAGGGCAAATATAAGCAAAAAAAAAGGTCTCCGTTTCTGAAGACCTTTCTTTAAAAATTTAGTATTACTATATTAAGCGTTCTCTATACTTGTTACAGCCTTAGGAAGACTAACTTCAAAATAACCTTTTTGCCAAGATGTAGCAATAGCAGTCTCAATAGAACTTAAAATTTCAGCATATACATCTGAAGCTGCTTGAGCCACAGTTGTAACTGTAGTTGTAGTTCCGTCAACATAATCAATAGTAACTGTAGTAGCATTTGCACTTGCAGTCGCTACAGCTTTAATTCCGTTGATAGAAATCAGCTGACCTGTATTAGGAGCGTTTGTAATTTTTAAAAATTTTTGCATAATAAATAATTTGTTAGTTAAAAACACCGCCTTAGTGACGGTGACTTATTGCAAATATAATTAATTAATCTAACTGTTTTTCTAGGAACTGTAACACTTCAACTCCTTCGTCAGACTTAAACCACTCAGATAAATACTCCATAGGGTCTGCCTCGAAAGGAATAATCGCCATCCTCTTCTTGTTGTTAGGTAGGTTATAGTGAACATCACGCTTGTGATTCCTAAATGAAAGTAAACTGTTATCAAAGAATCGTTGTACGTTAGACTGTAACTTTAATGAAGGGTCATTAACAGCCCTCATAAACATCTCAGGGTTTGTCTTAGCGAAAACTAATACGTCTCTCTTTAACTCGGAGGTGCTCATTAAGCTTACATCCTTATTAAATATAACCCGTCCTATTATCTCCATCTGATCAATAGACATTGATCGAGCCTCTATTAGTGCATCCACCTCAGTAGTCATGTAATCATACTCTTCTTGAGCATCTTTAGTTTTATTAATCTCCACAAACTTCTTACCGTTCATAGGATGATAATTTAAAAATTCTTGTAGTACAGGGTTTGTCTTAGGTACGGTCAACATTCCGTCCTCAAAAATTATAGGCTCTACAATAGCATTACCATCCTGCTCATCCTCAAAAGGTGACTTCTGGTTTCTTGCATATCTTAAAGGCCTGTTATACCCCTTCTCCTCATCAAAGTATAATAAAGGAGTTCTTGCAGAGTTCCTTGCGGGTATCATAAATGATAAAGGGGCTGCATTTCTTGTAAGCTTGTAAGCTTTGTTTTTTAATTCTGATTTCATCTCAATTTAATTTAAAGTTTATAAAAAAAAAGGGAGTGCCGAAAGACACCCCCCTTAGTATTAATCTTCGAATAATACGAAGTTATTTGCACCTAAAGTACATACTGCTCTCTCTGATAGGAAGTTAACCTCCATAGCATCAAGATCGCTTGTTCTTGCTCCACCGGCAGAACCCGTGATCCAAGTTTTGTAACGTCTGTCCTCAGTCTCTGAAGCACGGTAACGTACATGTAAGAAAGGACGTTTAGCATTCTTTCCTAATACTTGATCGTACACAGAAGTAGAACCTGCAGGAACTAAAAGTCCGTTGATAGAACCTGTACCTGATACTCCACCACGCATTGTAGGATCATTTAAGTATTTCCAGTCAGTCTTGTAGAAATCATAACCTCTACGGAATCCTGAGAAACCTAAGTTAAGTGCCATCTCTTCGTCATTGTCAAACAATCCGTAAGAAGTACCACCTGCACCATAAGAGTTCTGAGCTGCTAACATATCATCGATATCAAAGCCGAACTGTCTGTTTAGGAAAATTACGTTCTCCTCGATAGCACCTTGCTTATCTAGTCTTGATATAACGCTATCAAAATCAGCTAAAGCAACAGGGTTACCACCTGACCATACATTTCCTCTATTTCCTACTACGTAGAAAACACCTTCAGAACCACCTTGTGCATCAGTACCAGCTGCATTTCCAAAGTGTTTTGCAGCACCTGAAGCATTATCTGCAGGAACTGCTTCGATCATAGAAGTCTCTAAGTAATCATCAAATCTCATACGAGTTTCGTGCTCAGACTTCATATACCACAAGTAACCTGTACCTGCTCCTGTATCTACTTCTACCCATCCGATTTGAGCCATGTCAGAACCTGAAACAGCATACTTGTCTTTAAGGATAATAGGTTTGTTTTCAAAAATGAAATCGTCAGCTTCTAATGAGCCTATCATTCCGTCTGTTCCTTTAGCAAACTCAGAACCGTAAATAAATACAGTAATGTTTTCATTTGCAAAAGCACCACCGCTGGTACCAGCATATCCTGCTAACTCATAGAAAGCAACAGTAAACTGGTTATTAGTCACATCAACATCGGTAACAACAGCTTTATTCTCACCTGCTCCGCTATTCTGTACAACAACAACAGTTTGTCCTACTCTCATAGCAATTGCACCTTGTGCTGAGAATGGATTTTGAGCTGTAGTGTTTTGTCCTGCAGGAGCAGCTGCGTCATTCACTTGAATGATTGCTACTTCAGCTCCAGCAGCAGCGGTTGATCCTGATTTAGTATACTTAACGTGTAATCGTCCTTGTTCTGCCCATTTAATCATATCAGAGTTAGAAGGCATCTCTGCTCCTACTAATCTTAAAAATGAACTGATTGATCTGTTACCATATCTTTCAAATTCCTTCTCATAAGTATCAGGAAGATACTGATTCAAGAAATCAAAGTTGGTAATATAATTTGTTGCGGTAGGGACCTGCTGCGCTGAAGGCTGCAAATCAAAACCTGGGGTTGCATCTAATGCCATAATTTTTAATTTTTGTTTTTAATACTTCTAATTTTAAGCCCTTTACTTGAGGGTGAGCTAACTGCCCTGAATTGAGTCCCGTCTTTTCTTGTTACTTCCGGTGCTTTACGGTCAGACATTTTTATGTTTTTTATCTTACGTGTTACATCATCAGTAGCATCTGATTTGCCTTGCTCATAAAAGAAATTAGCAAACTTATCGGGATTCATCGCAACTGCTAAAGACTTGTGGTATCCCTTTGCGTCATTAAGAAGTCCTTTGTCATCTAGAAACTTACCTATAAATTTATCTGTTGACAACTGTGAGTTCTTAATTTCCTCAGATTTACCAGGATTAAAAGTCAGATTAGTATCCCCTACTTTGAAATCAAAACCTTTGAAATCATCGAATACCTCGTCAGTCTTTTTCAAGAACCAACTTCTCATCCTGTCTCCTTCTTCCTGTTGTGTTTTAGCATTCGCTATATATTGTTTATAAGACTCAACCTCTTTCTTCTCTTCCTCAGAAATTCCAACCGTGCTTGACTCAAGGGGTTGTTTGTACATTTCCTTCTGTTCATTAAAGAATTTTTTTGCCTCAGCAACAATTTTTTTCTTAGCTAATCTTTTTTTCTTGATGTCTCTATCTTCATCGATATCCTCATCATAAGAATAATCACTCATAAGTGTGTCTACGTCCTCATCGTCCATAGCCTCACCTGATGATATCAAATATTCTTTTAAAAGATTATTATCATCCATAGAATTAAAATCTCGATTAAGCTTAACATAATCTTCGA